TCATTTTCCTTGACCTCGATATTTTTTAAAACTACGTTTTTTTGATTTATTCATTGAAGCAAATTTAACATTACCACGACCAATTGACGTTTTCTTGTTTACGCCAGCTGGGTGCCATGCAGTATTTGAAGTTCTCATTGCCATTAGTTGTCTTCCTCTAGACTTAGTGTAATAGAAAATCTTGGTCCCAAAGATGTAAATCTGTGCTTGTCAGATGCACGAAGATACATCATATCACCTGGTTCCAAGATACCATATTGCCCGCCGACATCGACGGCAGTTCGACCTTGACCCTGAATAATAATAGAGTCTTGACCAAAATCTGTGTGCTTCCCAAACATACCTGAATGAATTGTAGTTGCTATGTACATTTGGGTTTTAACTATTCTGTCTTCATCTGCGCGTTGAAGCATACGAGCTGCTTCATTCACGTGATGATGTTGTGGTTTCATACCATTGACAACGTATCCTCCATTAGGACGGATCTCAACTCGTTGGTCAGATAGGCCTTCTTCTAATTCTTCAAGTGCCCATTGCCAATCAATATTCTTATCAACCAATCGTAAGTAATTCTCGATCTTTGCCGAAGGATCACCCAACTTTAATTGGTATCTCTCAATGCTTCTCAATAAACTCATGCTTTATACCCATTTCAAACACACTTCTTGCAGAACCAGGATATCTATCATAGACATCTTGTTTTGACTTTCCCCATACTATTCTAGAGAATCCATCGTGTGTGTATAATAAAAACCGTTTACAATATCTCACTTATTCTTTTTCTGAGTTCTTTGTACTTTCTTCATCTTCTTCTCTAGACGATCAACTACTTCATCACCATCCATCCAAATGTCTTTATTATCTAATAGAGACTGGATTTCTTTTACTGTCAGGAAATCACTATAAACTTCTTGTAATAGTTTCTCTGACCATAATCTCTCATGAACTAGTTGGTCCATCATCTCACCACCCTTACCGAATGCACCACCTGAATAGTTGTGGAACATAAACATAGAATGCGGTGATACTTCAAATTGGTCTGCAGCCAAGAAGATTAACGTAGCTGCTGACATACATGCACCTTCACACGATGCAATAATAGTAGCAGATGATTCATTCATTGCTCTCAATAATTGAATAGCTGTGAATAGATCACCACCATAAGAATTGATATGGAACTTAATAACATCATTCTCACCTGCCATACGGATCTTCTCAACCCATTCGGCATAGTTACTTGGTTCCTCTATGTCATACACATAATAGGAATGCATGTTAACCAATGCTTTTTGGTAAATATTAGTTCCGTCATTGGCTATCAGATCTTTTAGGTCTGTCATAAAGTTGTTCCTCAAGTAATTTGATCCTTTCTTCAAGGCTTGTTATATATTGTTTTACGATTGATTTGTCACATAGAGTTTCACAGCAGATACTAATCTGATGGTGTGCATCAACGGCCAAAGAGTTTTCTTCTTTTGTACTCATTAATAGTCTCTAATAGTTTATCTGTCCAGTTGTCACGATGCTCAATAAAGACTTGTGGTTCTTCATCATCTACAGCAATTAATGTGACTAATTGAGTAATAGGTATACCTGTACGTTCTTCCCACATGATAGCGTAGGCAGATTCTTGTACATAGTAGTTCTCAATCCATTCTGGTTTTTTAGGTTTGCGCGATGTTTTGAAGTCAATGATACTTAACTTCCCATCAAATTCTGCGACACAATCCACACGGCCAGCAACACCAAGATGATCTGAATATAACGGAGCTTCTTGAGCATAGACCTTCCCGATTCTGGTATCAAGCAGTTTTTGCATCGGTCTGAAGTTGTCGATGATGTTTGGCATGAATCCTTCTGCATAGTCTTCCTTGTTATCGATATAATTTTCAATAATAGAATGCACTGCAGTACCACGAGTAGAAGCACGGTAAGAGATCTTATTAGCCTCTTCCTCGCCTACACGATTACGCCAAGCTTGAATGTGTTCTTCGGTTAATATCTTCAGTACAGTAGTGATACTAGGAAGACCGCCGCTAGGAGTCCGATATAGTCTACCACTGGATGTAGTTTCAGCATCCAGATCTGAATATCCAAGATCAATTGTTTCATGTATAAATTTTCTTCTCATGTCTCTGTAGCATTTCTTTAGTCATTATATAATCTCGAACAAAATCAGATCTTACAATATCTTCCCAACCGAATTCAACAATCTTAAACTTCTGCAATTGTTCTACGATCTCTAGGAAATGCAAGATTCCTTTTCTATCCTTATCCTTATCAAAATCACTTTGATAATAGTCACCACTCATAACGAACTTACAGTCGCGACCAATACGTGTAATAACAGAATCCAGTTCATGGAAGTTTAGATTCTGCATCTCGTCAACAATCACCACAGCATTATTTAATGTTGTGCCACGTATAAATGATGTCGACAAAAACTCTACTAATCCCTGTGCAACTAACTTGTCCCACGCTTGAGGATCTTTAAAGAGTTCTGTACATATAGACTTATAAGGTCCAGTATACGCATCTTTCTTTTCTTCCTCATTGCCCGGTAAGAAGCCGATGTCTCGAGTAGGTACGATTGATCGAATAATGACGACTTTGTCGTATCTTGTATTCTTGTCAAGGACGTCTTCAAGAGCCAGGGCCATTGCCATAAATGTTTTACCAGTTCCTGCCGATCCGGCAAGGACGAGTGAATAGTCTTTTTCATACGCATCAAATACTTCCTTCTGATGATCTGTAAGAGGTTCGAACTCAATCAAATCCTCCAGTCTAATTCTATGTGATATAGCCATTATGGAATCTTAATGTTGTTAACTTTATAGGTTTTCTTCATTTCTCTTAGTGTATCACGCCAACCGTCTGGTGTGTTCTTTGACATTGTATTCGACGGTTCATGAATCAAGCTAGGTACTCCACCACCTAGGTATTGTCTAACTGATCCTTCTTCGTTACACTTTGGACAAGGTAATCCTTCAGGAACTTTACGATCATCCATCTTATGGGTTTCATCCCATACCTCTTCGCATTTGTCACACTTGTAACTATACAGCATGCATAAACTCCGGTATTGGTCTATTAGTCCAGACCATATTAAATTTAGTTTCTTTTGTCTTATAATATAATTTATAGGACTTCACTGGATCTTCGGGGAACATACACTCAGGATTGGATTTCATAGCAAGAGGAATCTCAGTCATACCACATTCTGCAATACTGGCTGGTGGTGTAGCCAAGACCTCACGCAATAAATTATCCGTTGCATGTGTTTTCCCATACCTATACTTATACTCGTCGCACAGGGCAATAAAGTGATTATAGTGCCACAAGTAATTATCTTTTGATTCGCGTGTCCATACGGTACATGGATGATTGTGATGTACTGCCTTATACAATACACTCTCTAGGTTGTTACTCAGTTCGAAGTACTTAACCATACGTTTGCCCGACTTAGAAGGCTTCATGGTAAGAGTACCATCTAACATACGGTGAGCAGTAGACAACATCTGAGCTGACTCAACAATCATCTTCACGACGTGTTTATCACATTGCATTCTGGCTGCAACGATCGGATCTGGATGTAAGTAAAACATATTCATAATGTATATTATACCATAGTTGGTTTCAAATGTACACACTTTTGTGCGAAAAATGGCACCCGAAGGTGCCAGTTAGTCAGCCGCTTGCGGCTAATATTTCCTCCTCAATATCGTTTATACGACTATTCAGATATTCATACTTTCGATTTAACTTGAATAGTAGTACATCATTTCCCTCTTTCTTCACGCGACACATATAATGTTTTAGTTCTTTTGAATCTTTCTTAAGTCTCTCTATTTGAGAACCCATATCATTTCTCCTAGATAATGAAGTGCGAGATGATTTTGATATTTTGGTTTCCTCCGATTATAAAGTTAAAAAAAGGCCAAACGACATTGCATCGTTAGCCTTATGTGAATTGATTATAGTTGTATGAGTTTTTAATTATTCTCATACAATTTATTTATAATTTGGACTATTTGGAGATTAGTCCAGGGAAGGCTTCTGATGCTGCTTTCTTAGTCAATCCTTTGAATGATCCGGCAAGTGTCTTATCTTTCATTGCACAAATAAGCTTTGCGTCTCTAGGATCAATTGACTCTAGGATTCGAATAAACATAGTTTCAATCTTAACCGGATTGATTGTTTCACCTGGTCCGCCTTTTACAAAATAACGGAATTGTTTTGTATGCTTACGAATATGGCTAGGAGCTCTATCTTCTTCTGATTCCGTATATGGAGGAATACCCTTTGGAAGTAGGAACTGAATGCTATCATCAAATGCACCTTTCAACACGTCACGAAGATACAATGAATTATGCTCACGCAAAACATTAACTTTGTCCTTGCGTGTTTTAGCTTCTCCAACTTTTATAAAGATTTCGTGTAGTGTCATATTCTTTGCCATATTAATAAAACTCCTCGACTGATTCAATTAGATTTTTACATCTTTTCTTAATTAAATAATTCAATACCTTCATTTTGTGAGGAACTTGAATTCCATTGTATGTATTTATAATAGTTTGATTTAGAGATTCTGGCATCTCGGTCAAATCAATAAGTGTTTTATTACGAATGTAATTACGATATACATCTTCGGTCATGACTGATTGTAGATCATCTACATTAGAAGCATATAGATCGATCTTCTTTTGTGTCATCGGAGACTGTCGTAAACCATCAACGAAAGTGTTATCACCAGAAAGACAATTAGGGATTCCATCACCTGAGTCACCTTTGCAAATATGTTCAAAAAGATATGTACGAGGATTCTTGTGTTCTACAAACTTCTTAGTCATAGGACTGAACTGACGTACGTTGTCGAACTTCTGTAATTGAATGAAGTCCTTATCAGCAGACACAATCATCACTGGTTCACTCTTACCAAACTCTTGTGTCTCTAATGCAAGTGCACCGATAATATCATCTGCTTCGGCACCTTGAACTTGAATAACTTTATATGGTAGATTCTGTTGGATCTCTTCACGCACCATACCAATGATGTTAAAGATCTCATTCCAATCTAACGATGATTCCTCACGACCAGACTTACGTTTGAATTTATATTGTGGGAATACATCCTTACGCCATGAAGATGAATCACACGCAATAACCATCTGACCGTATTGATTACGGAACTTCTTGTTATACATGCGGATAGAATTCAAGATCATATGACGGATTAGGTCTTCTTGAATGTCCAGCTTCTGGGTAATTATGTTGCCAATAGCAATGGCATTAAAATCAACAATTATCATACTCAACTCACTTTGTACATTATACTATACATTATAACATAGTTTAGTCCATTTGTACACTATTTTTTACATGTTTTGAGTGTATTTTACACCCAATAAATTCATTATAATATTCATCACTGAGGAGGACCTGGCGGTCAAATTGTTCTTTGGCCTCAAGATAGGACATTGCACCCTTACTATCACATAAATGTAATATTTCTCTAGTAAAATTATCACATCCTTGTGATTCTACGAGGGATTTGACTTCCTCAGATGATCCATAATAATCTTTCCAATCAGACTCTGACTTCTTAGTTCTTCTTCTTTTTTGACCTTTGAGAGGCGGGAGTTTACGTGTTGACCAGAAATTCTTCTTACCAACATACTTCTTTCCATTTGACTTATCTGTAATCAAATAGACAAATCCAACCCATTCACCTGGATCTGTAAACTCTTTACCTTCATGAATCCACATTGTCAAAGTCTAACTCTATTTGTGCTTCTACGCCACAGATGGGGCAGAATAGTGGAGTCTCGTCTTCAAAATCTTCGCTAAGAACGACTTCATATTCAACTTCGCAACTGTAGCATTGAATCACAGCGTCAATCCTTCCGTGAGTTCTTGTGTGTCTAAATGCTTCTTAAACTCTGTATAACCACCAATTGGACTACGTAATCCATCTTCTTCTACTAAGATCATTGGTACAGTCTTCTGATTAGGGAACAATTCAGTAAACTCATCCATTTGAATATCTTTGCCAATATCAATAACATGATGATCTACCATCTTAGTACTGGCCAATAACTTTGCACCTTCACAATATGGGCAAGGTGGGTTTGATCTAGAATAGATGAAATATTTTTTCATAGTGATAATCCTTTTAGTGTGTCTTCGTTTACGTCTTGTTTAACTCCACCGATAACATACGATGAAATTTCTGTTTCTTGTGGAGCAACTTGAACGTTGCCACCGCCAATCCACTTTTCAGTCCATGGAAGTGGATTAGATTGTGATACCTGGTATGGACTAGTATAACCTAATGTTCTCATACGTTTAGTACCAATCCACTCAACATAATCGCTGAGTAGTTTTTGATTCAGACCAATCATTGATCCATCTTTAAATAAGTATTTAGCCCATGCTTTCTCTTGTTCGATCGCATCTACAAACATACCTGTTACACGATCTTCGCATTCCTTTCTGATCTTTTCGAAAGCTTTGTCATCCTTAGGTAGGTTCTTAAGAATACTCTGGGACGCTGCCAAATGGGTATTCTCATCTCTCGCAATAAACTTAATGATCTTAGCATTACCTTCCATCTTTTTAAGTTCTGCAAATGCCCAGGAACATGCAAATGAGACATAGAATCTGATTCCTTCTAGAATGTTAACTGAATTAAGCGCTAGCCATAACTTCTTCTTGAGCTCATATAAGTCAACAACAATTTCTTTACCGTTGACTGTATGCTTGCCTTTACCCAATAGATCATGCCATTTTGAATACTCAATAAAGTCATCATAGTACTTTGAAATATCAGAAGCACAATCCATAATCTCATCAATATCCAACATAGTATCAAATACCTTAGATGGATTAGGATAGATGTTACGAATAATGTGTGTATATGAACGAGAATGAATAGTCTCAAAGAAAGACCATGTCTCGATCAATACTTCTAGTTCAGGTACAGATACCTTAGGCAAGAATGCTAGATTTGGTGATCTACCTTGTACTGAGTCTAATAGAATCTGACGCTTTAGATTCGATGTAAAGATATGTTGTTCAAACTCATCAAGTTTATGAAAGTCTGTTTTATCTTTTGATACATCGATTTCCTCTGGTCGCCAAAAGAAGCCTAATTGTTTGTCCGTTATCTTTTCAAACTGTGGATACTTCACAACATCATAACGAGCAACATCTACACTCTCATCAAAGAACATCGCTGATTCTAAATGCGATTTCTTTTTACGCGCAAATACGGACATATTTTTCCCCTTTAAATTTTACATGATTCACATTCGGAATCGTCTTCTATAAACTCTAGATCTTCGATATCGTCATCGTCTTTCAGTTCGCCTGCGCCGTCATGTGTATTATTATAATATAGTTGTTTACCACCATACTTATAGAATGTCACAATGTCTTTAATCATCTGTGACATAGGAACCTTAGAATCTTCGAAGTGTTCAGGATTGTAGCTTGTATTCACAGAGATACCTTGATCGATATACTTCTGTAATACTGCACAAATCTGAAGGTAACCTTCCGGAGATGCTTGATCCCATAGTAGATCATATTTATTCTTTAGATGATAATAACCAGGAACAACTTGTGCCATTACACCATCTTTAGACTGTTTATATGATACCAATGCACGAGGCGGTTCGATACCGTTTGTACTATTACTTATCTGTGCCGAAGTTTCAGCAGGCATTAAAGCCATAAGTGTAGAGTTTCGAATGCCGTTCGTGTTGAGTTGATTACGTAGTTCAGTCCAATCCATACGGTTTTGTGGCTTCACCAATTCATCAACTTCTTTCTTGTATGTCATATTAGGTGTTACACCCATGCCATACTTAGTTTCGTCTGTTTTCGGACATGCGCCTTTCTCAACAGCCAAGTCAGCTGAAGCTTTAATTAAGTAGTACGACCATGCTTCTGCATATTCGTCGATTGTTTCAAGCGCTTCTTTATCATACTTTAGTCCACGTTTAGCAAGGAAGTACGCTAGATTAATGATACCTATACCCAAAGGTCTACGTGCCATTGTCGACAGCTCAGCCGCTTTGACGGGATATGCTTGGTAATCCAATAATGCGTCAAGCGCTCTGACTGCGAGCGTACAATATTTCTCAAATTCTGATGGGTCGTTAATCTGTCCCCAGTTGATTGCTGATAAGGTACATAGCGAGATTTCTCCTTCTTCATCATCGTATGCACTCAGTGGTTTAGTAGGTAAGTCAATCTCACAACAGAGATTTGACTGGTGAATAGGTGCTTTTTCTGGTAAGAATGCACCGTGTTCGTTAGCATGATCTACATTCTGCAAATAGATTCGACCAGTATCCTTGCGTTCTTGTAGGAACTGTGTAAAGATATCCATAGCAGGAACAACCTTCTTACGGATCTTTTTATCTGCTTCGTATTTCTCATACAAACGTTTGAATTCATCTTGGTCTGCAAAGAAAGCTTCATACAAACCAGGCACATCTTTAGGTGAGAACAATGTGATATTACCACCACTCAATAGACGTTCATACATTGTTTTATTAAACTGGAATGCATAGTCCATGTGACGTACACGTGTCTCTTCTGTACCTTTATTATTCTTGAGTACTACTAGATCTTCAAACTCTAGGTGCCAAACCGGAATATAAACAGTCGCAGCACCACCACGAACACCACCTTGTGAACATGACTTAACAGCTGCCTGAAAGTATTTAAGGAATGGAATCAAACCTGTATGTACAACAGATCCGTCACCAATTTCAGATTTAATAGCACGGATAGCACCAGCAGAAATACCGATACCAGCCTTCTTAGAAATATATCTTACTACAGAGGTTGCGGTTGCATTAATTGAATCAAGTGAGTCTCCGGATTCGATGAGTACACAAGAGCTGAATTGTCTTGTTGGTGTACGAACCGCTGCCATGATAGGAGTAGGCAAACTAATATAAAAGTTTGATATTGCCTCATAAAAATCTTTAACGTATTTTAGACGTTTATCCTTTGGATATTCTGAGAATAAAGTTGCGGCAACCATCATGTATAGGACTTGTGGTGTTTCATACATGTCCTTTGTAATACGGTTTTGTACTAAGTACTTACCACGAAATTGTTCCATTCCCACATAAGTAAATTCGAAATCACGGTCGTGATTAATTCTTGCATTTAGATAGTCAAGCTCGTCATCAGTATAATCATCTAGAATAGCTTTATCATATACACCACGTTCTACGTTAACTTCAATGATATCCTTTAGATGCCATGGTTCGTATTGACCATAAACCTCTTTACGGATCTTATAGTTAATAAGTCTTGCAGCGACGTATTGATAATTTGGGGTATTGTCTGAGATTAACTCAGCTGCTGACTTAATAAGCAACTCATGAATATCGTATGCTTTGATACCATCATATAGTTGAATATTTGATTTGAGTTCGATTTCAGATACGCTAACACCTGCGATATCCTCAACAGCCCACTCGAGAACTCTATGGACTTTATCAAGGTCGAACGGTTGTTTAGAACCGTTACGCTTCGTAACAGTAATTGTCATGTTTTCATTTTCCTCATAATAAGGTATATATTATAACACAGTTTACTGGAAAAGTAAACAACTATTCTTCGGGCGTAACAGCCTCTTCGTAGTATATAATAATTTGTTCTTGTTGATTTAGGTATCTTTTGATATCAGCAATGTTCATTGCAAGATTCTCATAGTCCTTCATACTAAGGGCTACGTATGCTAGTTCACCATAAGTTTCAATGAACTCTTTTTCGAATTCTGCAAAGTTATCTTTGTTGACTACAAAGACTCTTACATCACTTAGCTGTAGTGCTTTCGGTCGAGCTGCTATCCCCACCTGAACTCTTTCCACCTTCGTCACTGTTATCTTTTCCGGCTCCGGACTGCTTAGCAGGGTCGAGCACCCAGTGAGGAAGAGGACGTTCAATAGGACTACCAGACTCAGCCATGAACTCGCGCCATAATTTCGCTGTAGCATTATTCATTCTCCCTTCTAAATTTTTAGGATCTTTCAAAGCATCTTGTACTAAATCAAGACGGCTAAACTTAGATCTCAGAGCATCGCTATAAGCTTCTGCCTTCTGAAGATCTTGCTGTAGTTTACCATTGAGTTCCATTTGTTTTGCCATGTCACCTTGTAGAGTTTTGATACTCTCCTCAGATGTGGCAATTGCAGACTCTAGTCTCACCACGTTTGCACGTGCTGTCTCTAGATCAGATTGAAGTTTTGTGATATACCAATAACCAATTCCACCCAAACTTATCAATGTTAATACTATAGCAATTCTAATAGACGAAAACAATTTCTATCCTCCATTTCTCCTAAACATCTTATTGATGTCATACTTGGAACGGCCATCGTTAAACTTCTTTGGCTTTCCAGTAGGATTCATATCTACCGCAGGACCAGTTGAATTCACTGCGACTTCTTCATTCTTCTTTTTCTTATCCGGATGTCCTTTACCACCATCTGCACGATTTGCCCATACAGCTTTACGTTGTGCGTGTGATACGTAATTCTCATCTTGTTTGGCAGCATTAAATGCTGCGACTGCCATTTTAACAATCTCTTCTTTGGACTTACCTTTGAATTGTGGTGCATCAGACTTTAAGAAATCGTCAATCCAAGCTTGTTGTCCATCAGATACAGACAACTTCTCTACCATATAAATACTAGGATCATAAGATTCACCCATTTCAAAATAAGGATTATCTGTGCCACGTTCTCTATTTACTGCTTGATTTGCTTTTTTAATTGAACCTGCAACATCATTAGGATTAATCATAATTGGTTTATCCGGATCACCTGTTACCCAATCACCATTTGTTTTATCTTTTTTAGGATCAACTTGTGCTGGATAATGGCCAAAGTTTTCAGCAAATTCTTTAAATGATTTCATCGTTTTAAATCTCCGGGTGCAACATATATATCAGTTTGTGTTGATACATGTCTTACTTTATAAACTGGTGTGCCGAACAAATAATCAACAGGATCATTGTTTGCGTCAGCTATGATAGATGTTCCGGCTCTTGCAATTAAATCACCAGTGGAAGGTGATGCAATATCTTCCGATAGGATATACTCACCAGGTGCTAACTGATCGTTTTCCATAACGTTCCAATTTCTGCTTTCATTGATTGTCATATCAATATCAGCTTCAATTTGTTTTAGTACTTCGGCAATTTGCTCTTCTGATAGATTAGTATTCTCTTTAAGGAGAAACAGTGCAGCGGCATATGAAGCCAACTTAGACTTACCGAAAGGAAGCTTTTCCAGTAGTCTTTTGACGTTGAATACTAATCTATGAAAAAGAGTATAATGAGTCTTGTCCTCAGCATCGAGCTGATTACCCTTCTTGAGTATCTTACCATTTTCATCAATAATGCCACGCTTATACGCTTCCATGTCAACCCATTTAGTTGTAAGGGTTTTCAGGAATCTAAACGTATAATAAGTATCTGCAGCTCTAGATATAATACCCATTAAATTTTCCTAAGGACTTCTACTATATTCTCATCTAAAGGTACATCAATAAGTGTATCTTCTTTTAGATAACTTAGATATACCAAAAACGTTTTAATCGCAGACCAATGTTTCTGTTCCATTTTATAGAACATCATCTTATTGGCTGGATCAATACCAAACACATTATAAATGACAATAATATGATTCAATATAAGTCTGTGTTGTAGATCACCTTTTTCATAGCGACCTAATAAACGTTTCAAATACTTAAAACGTTGCACATCCTCATTAAACTCATCCATGTCTGTACACTGCGGGTTGTTATAATGCCGAGCCGCGTACAGCATAAAATTATCATTATTTAATTCATCAAATAGTTGCATTCAATTACCTCAACTGTTAAAATAAAGTATCTCCATATACTCTATTTAACAGTTTTCCAGAGGTTACTTTCTAATATCTTTTAAAGACTTCGGTGCTTTACCATCACCTTGGTCATTATCTCCAGTACGTAATTGACGTGCAGGTACGTTTGCAGTAATACCTTGGTCATCTTTAGGTACAAAGTCAAAGACATCTACTTTATGGTTATCTTTGAATTGCTTCTCACCTTCAGCTCTTGGCTCAAGTTTCTCTTGATCAGCATGCTTAGGATCGATAGCTTCTTGCATCTTCTGTTTCATTTCAGAAACTCGAGCTTTCTCAGCTTCACGCTTTTTCTTCATGGCAGCTTTCTGCTTGTCGATACCATCCTGAGCTTTCTTTAAACGCTCACGATCTTTTTGCTTTTGCTTCATCTTAGCTAGTTTCTTTTCAGCAGCATCGGCACGACCAGAAGTTGAGAATCTATCAGCAACTTTCTTAATACCAGCGCCAACAGCTTTTGCACCTTTAGCAATAGCAGAACCGATACCTTCTTCAAGCTCTTTATACTGCTCTTCGCTAAGACCTTCAATATATGAATCAAAGTCTTCATCAGACATTTCGATGATTGATTCAACAGACTCAGCTACTGGCTCTTCAGTATCGTTGACTTCGTCGTCACCTTTCTTTTTCTTTTTCTTATCGTCGTCTTTCTTCTTGACTACGTCACCATCTTCATCGTCGATTTCAATAGCTTCTTTCTTAGTAGACTCATCCATTTCGCATTCGCCTTCTGGATGTTCTTTACCGCATTCAGGACAAACAGACTCTTCCATGTCCTTACTAATAGCTTTACGCTTCTTGTGTAAGTACTTGTCAGAATCATCAACTTCACCGTTATTATCGATGTCTTTGTCTTTACGGTCTTTGAATTTCTTTGCTGCAGCTTTCGGATCAGCTTTGTCTAGGCCTTCACCATCATCAGACTGATCGTTAGATGCATCTTCTTTTTTAGAATTACATTTGGCTCTCTCTGCGAGCTCCTCCTGTTTCATTCTAAGATATGCTTCCTCAATTGGGTTCATGTGTTTTCTCCTTAGTGCATGAATAAATTGCCGACCCATGCTGCGGCGGTTACAGATATAGCAATCCAGAATAAACGATTAATCACTGTAACTGTAACAGCAGTTTCATCTGTTTTCTTCTCAATTGCATCAATTCTTTCTTCGTTTTTTAACATACGATCCATAATGAAATTTTTATCTTGTTCAAGAGCAATAAGCTTTTCTTCAGCTCGAGCCAGTGAAATAACTGTCTCTGCTAGCTTATCGATCTTTTCTTCGATTCTATCCAGTCGAGCATTTTCTACAGCTATGTGCTCAGCTATAATAGATGTTTCCTGTTTAGTTGCCATCTCATTGCCCCATTTAATCTAAGTCAGAAACTTTTGCACCTGACCACATTTTACAAGACCAATAGTTTGCTTTCCACTTTGGTCCCGGATTATCACAATGGTGTCTTGCTCTATAAGACTTTCGACGTTCCGGATCGTCTCTCTTAATTTCCATATTAGGATCACCAAATCCTAACTTGATAACATTACCTTTCTCGTTACGGACATAAACGTAAAACTTCTTTTTGCCGTCAGATGATCTGAAAGGATCATTAAGCTTTACCTTTTTACCCTGATACTCAGCTTCTTCTGAAATGAACTGTTTAAACTTTAACATTGTTATTGTCCTGGTGTATCATTTTTATATTTATTAGTTAACTCATCGGTTCCCCATTCACCAGCACCGTGCTCTTCATAACGAGTATTTCTATCAAG